TTACAACCCATCGTGGCTTGAATAATTTCATCTTTGTTATCACCTCCCTGTATTCAATTTATGTTATGCATTGACTTGTCCAATGTAGTAAAACAGAAGTAATGCCATTGCCAGATTTATTGACATCTGTGAACTGCAAGTCAAATATGGCACTCTCAAGAACAACCAGAACGGTTTTTCGATTTCTGTTACGATAAACGCCACAATCAATGCAGTTATCCCGTATACCGTGCAAATAACCGATGCAGTTATCATTTTTGCTATCACCCATTTTTGTGTTATAATTTTTCAAATGCTAAAGAAAAGAGGTTTTATAATGCACGCAATTTTTAATTTCATGCAAGAATTATTCACAAGAGAAAATGTAACTTTTGCTATCGCAGTTTTCGGTGCTGTCGGTACTGCCAAGAGCATATTCCAATCCCGAAAGAAAGTAGAATTTATTCCGTTGGGATATACGCTAAACGAAGACCATGATTTGATTGTCCATTTCGAAATCATCAATCATTCCACCACTGCTATTTCCATTGTGAACATCTCTTATATTTACGATGGCGAACATTATTCGTGTTCAAAAGAACGTGCTATTGCCGAGTCAATTTATCACGAACGTAGACACGTACCCGCCCTAAAAGATTTCTATACACAACCTTTTCCTCTACAGTTGGTGGGTCTCGGTGGTACTTCGGAATATATTCGATTTGAACTCCCGCCAAAAATTCATCCAGATTTTTCCAAACCTCAGAGTTTTCAAGTCTCTTCCAATCGTGGAAAGGCAACTGAAATGACACTTCTGCTATCTGATTCGGATTCGTCCAGTCTACGTAAATCTCGTATTCCGACTTTAATCCGTTCGTTCTTTCGAAAATAGTTTCTACACAATTACCGCTCACTTTCTGGGATATTGGCTTTCCATTGCCTAATGGACTGTATTCCACGCTATCACCTCCTGTATTCAGTTTTTATCTCCTAACGCTTTTTAAATCCTATATTTTAGGATTCTCTGTCCACAAAAATAAAGTCCATAGGAATACCAGAAAGTTCACTGATAATTCTTAACTGACTTAAATCCGGCTCTGTTTTACCTAACTCCCAATTAGTTACAGTTGCCGGAGAAACGCCCAATTTCTCAGCAAATTCTCTTTGTTTAAGCTTCGCATTAACTCTACATGCTGCTATGGAAATCCTCGGAACTTTGTAAGTCTCTACCATTTAGGTTCCTCCTTTCTTTATCTTATACCTGTATTATAATCCTATTTTTTCGTACTGTCAATATGATAATTTAATTTTTTAGGATTCTTGTTGAATTTTTTAGGATTCTGTGATACTATAATAAACGTAGAGAGGAGGTGTTAACATGACCGAGGAGGAACAGAGAAAAATCTTCGCAAAGAACCTAAACTACTACATTTCCAATAGTGGAAAGCAACAAAAGGAAGTTGCTGAAGCGTTAGGATTCCCCCAAACAACTTTTAATACTTGGTGCACTGGCAAGATAATGCCGAAGATGGGAAAGGTACAGGCAATAGCTGATTACTTTAAGATTTTAAAATCCGACTTGATTGACGATAAATCATTCAAGGAACCATCAGAAGAATTTCTTGAGATTGTAGCAAAATTAGGCGCAGACGATGAACAGTTTCAGAAAATTATAATTGATTATTATCACATGAGCACAGACAGGAAAAAAGTTTTTTGCGAGTTTTTCAATACTTTCGTTTCTGGCAACTAAAAAAGAAAAGGAGACATTAAGTCTCCTTTTCTTTTTCTTCTCTATAGCACGCTTTGACAAAATAAAATACCAGTTTTAAATATTTTTCGCTTGTCATTGCGGTTACTGCTTCAAGAATCCGTTTTTTGTAATATTCTTGCTGTTTCTTTTCGTCCACATAAATCCCTCCAATACCCCGACACGTCATTCCAGTAGCGATTACCCACATTATAGAACATATGTTTTCTATCTGTCAATGTTTTCACTGATAGCATCTTTTACCACAAGATAGATGTAACGCATTAAGCGAGGGTCACGGATGCCTTTTATCATCCGCTTAATTTCATTTTCATAAGTATCAGTCCATGTTTTGTTGCTCTTGCTGTTCATTTCGTCCTTTCCCATTAGATTACCTCCTATCAATGGCTTGACAAGTGCCATTTTTGTTTTATAATGATACATTGTAATACTTAAATAAATTATAACTCGAAACTATAGTCAAGATGTTGGCTAAAATATCATATTTTTCTTATAAAAAGAATGAAAAATAGCCAAGATATTAGCCTTTTCGACAGGATGTGACATAATGCTAACGAAAAATGAAATGTTGGATAACTTCGCACATAACATCGAAGAAGAGCGGAAAAACCTTGATTTTACGCAAGTTCTCTTTTCTAAGATGCTGGGTGTGTCTGTGTCCACATACAAAAACATCGTTTCACGGAAGACTAATAATCTTGACGTTTTCTTAGCACTAAGGTTGTCGGAACTAACTCATAAATCTATCCCTGATCTCTTAGGGTATTCTTCTAAGGAATACGAGGTATTGGGAAAGTACAGGCAATTGACCGACAGACAACGTGCGTATATTCTTGGTAAGATGGACTATGAAATTTCTATGAAAGTGTTGGAAACGGATCCCGAAAACATGTTGGATGTTCTATGCCCCACTGGTGAGATGGCTGACGGTATGATATTGGATTCTTCACACGAAGAACGGATATACTGCCCGGAATACATAAAAAAGTACGGTGAGACATTACATTGTGGCATAAAGATAACGAGCAACCACTTGCTCCCTGTATATGTAAAGGGTGATATCATCTGCATATCCAAAAGAGTGCCAAGAAACGGTGATACCGTGATTATTATACACAAAGAAACAGGACGTGCGTATATAAGGCGGTATGTGCAGAGAGGTAAGATAAAGTTAGTCCCGATCAACGGCTTCGGTGATGTCATAGAAGTTGATCCAAATAGTTTTGAAGACATGGAACAATGGGTAAGGTTTGGAGTTGTGATTGCGGTATTAAGAAGATAGCATACTATATACTTCTTAAAAAGATAATAAGGAGCTGTTGAAATGCGTCCGAGCCAATATCATTACATAAAACGTGCTGTAACAAGAACTGCGTACAACCGAAAAATGCAGAAGAAACGTGCTAAAAAGCGCAAGAAAGAACTTAGGAAGAAAAAAAGGAAAGAAAGGATCTATACTTTTCAAAAGAATTCAGAGAAAGCTTCTGTACAACATGATTCTCCTGGATTTAAAATTACAATGCTTGTATTAGCAGAAATTTTCTTTGGAATATTAACGCTCTTTCAGACGATTAATCTTTTCGCAAACTGGACAAGGTGCATGAAAGAAAATGGTATAATTGGTACTATATTCTTATTCATAATAAATATAGCATTTTTTGGCGGGTTAACATATCTATTCTCATATTTGATAAAAAAAGACAAGAAAAAAGACACTGACACTTTGCAATTTGATAATTGTATATATCATCTTGAAAAGGAAAAATCTCTAACCGATCGTGCCAATGCTGTTCTTGAACATAAGTACAAAACTCTTGTCGAAGACTTAAACAAATTGGATGTCGAAAGAAAAACTGTTTCAGAAAAAGAAATTAAGATAGATAATATAGAGATTCCAACTGAACGAATTAACAAAAGGAAGAATCAGAATGATGTTCAAAAAACATCAATTCCCAAAAATCATTTTGAGCTCAAATATGCAGTTGTTGAAAATCCAGATCCTTACTTAAAAGAAGCATCAGAACTATTTATCAAAAACGGGAAAGCTTCTGTTGGAATGTTACAAAGAACTTATAAAATTGGTTTTTATCGTGCGGATCGCATTTTGAAACAGCTTGAAAAAATGGGAATTGTCAGTTCTGAGTTCGGGACACATCCAAGAGAAGTTCTTGCATCACCAGAAGATATAGATGTAGCTTTTTCAAATACAACTTTCCGAACATTTTCCACAGAAGAGAAAGTTAAAAGAGAAGAGAATGAACGCATAAAGGATTTTTCCGATGCTTTCGCTTCTCTGTGTGTTGCAAATTGTGAACTGGACAAAGAGCAAAATTATACAGACGATGTCACTGGAGGAAACGTAAAATATAACGAAAAACGATTTGATAATCTTACAAACTATTCTGTCATAAGTCAAATAGTATCAGATAAAAAAATCAAAGAAGTTTCTGATAAAATATTGCATGTGTATAGCGAAATTGGATTAATGGTTATGATAGATGGTTCATTATGCACGAATCAATATGTTGTTCTAAAATTAAAACCGATGCATGGGACCAGGATAAATGACGTAATTTCCATTCAAAGCTCTATCGAAAGCGCAATTGGAATGAAATCACTAATGAATGTCATGTACAAAAAAGGATATATCGGAATTCTGCTTCCAATCTATCATTTTATAGAAAAAGAAAAAAATCCCACTACTGGCAAGTAATCCGTAGTGGGATTTTTAGTATTGTATGCAAAGTGTAATGCTCTTATATTATTTTACAACGCCGGATAAGAGCCAGTAGGTTGTGACAAGTCCTACTTTTCTATCCGGTGTAAGTCCTCTGTTCCTCTGGAATACTTCTACGCACTTTCCGAGATAGTCTGTCCACCCCTCGTTGTAAGACAGCTTCGTAAAGCCATATACGTCTCTGAGTGTGCGTCTCAGCCATCTGATAGCTGTAATACAGTTGTGTGTCTGGCCGGACCATAAGATATGCGTTTTGGCAAAATTCTGTGAGCCGACACCGAATTTGTCATCAACAGACAGTGCGTTGGTATCAAACCCTTTGTTCATGGCTTTCTGCCATTCTCCAACACGGGAATTATTGAGATAATACCGCTTGTCACCTTTCCAAGATTCATCTACCGGTTTAGGTGCCGGTGCTACAGTCGGTTTCTGTACCGGAGTTACCGTACCGCCCAAATCCTTATAAAGATAGTTCACGTCTACATTTCCAGGGATTCCAGGAATAGAGCCTTTCGATGTGTACTGCCACATATCAATTCCGTCTACTCCGGCAGATTTGGAGCCGTAAGATGCAATCCACAGAGAATATCCCCATGTCTGGTCGATATAGTTCTTATACCAAGATGTAGATGCATAGATTCCGGCTTTATAGCCATGTGCCACCATTGCGTCACAAAATGCTTTTGCGTTGGCTTTTGCAACGCCCTGTGTTCCTCGCTGTTCGCTGTCGAAATATACAGGCCATGCCGGAGAATGTCCTTTTAAAAGTCTTAATGCATGGTTGATTTCTCCATGTACTGCACCTGTAGTCTTTGCGTAAGAATACAGATATACACCGTAAGGGATGCCAAGTCGCTCACATTCAGATACATTTCTCAGCCATTTTTTGTCATCCTGTCCTGTCTGATCTTGTCCATATCCGCATCTGATGATAGCACCTACAATGCCGGATGCTTTTACTTTCGCCCAGTCGATGTTCCCGTTCAGAAACATCGACTATCCTATTCAATATATCCCTCCTGTTTTAAGTGTTCTTTCGTTTCTGTAATCTCTGATGCATGATCTTTCACAAACTTTTCTGCATCTGTTTTTTCCATGCTGTAGTGTTCTGCCAATTCGTTTACGGTATAACCGTAGGCACAGCTTTTGATCACTTCGCACATGGTTTCTTCGCTCATAGCTGCCATATTTTTTTCTCCTTCCCTGTTTGATAAGGAAATCATCTCATGTTTTTCGGTTGGCAATGTTCCCCACATTTTTAGGCTAATGCGCACCAGTTAACAATAATAGACACACTTGAATTGTTTCCGTTAACAGTACGAATAACGCAACTACTGGTGGTCGTACTTAAAACCTGCACTCCGAACGATTTTGTGTTTTGTGATCCACCGGAAAGAGATACAAGTACAGTCGGAGCCTTTGAAAAAGTTTTTCCGAATTTTACAGTAGTATCTTTGTAAGTATTTGCAGGTGTTTCGATAAGAGACGTTGTGCCAAATACTGGGGCTTTTGCTTTTAATTCCGTAATATACGTCAGAATTGTTTTGTTCCCTAATTCTGAAAACTTCCACGTAGATGCAATTCTGCTTTTAATCGTATCGAAAATAACACCAAGTTTTGTTCGATTTGTAATCGGTGTAGAATCTTCAACGATGATATCATCTGTATCATTTACTTCTGTAACTTGTGGAAGTTCTTTTATATATTTTCCATAGATTTTCTGCGCTTTTTCATCAGCCATTTATATCTTCCTCCTTAATAAATAATGTTTGTGTAGCCATACTTTCTAATTCACTAATACGTCTTTCTAACTCGTAAATATCGTCCTCTGTAAGCAGTTTTTTTACATTTATGCCATTGTTCCAAATTGGCTGGCTTAATCCGAGCATGACTGGATTTGCATTAACATCTCCAAATTTAATATTTACAGACGTTCCAGATTCTGTCGTTTCTGTAGTAGCACTGTAAACAGTATAATCAGCATCATTAATGTTCCTTTTTAAATCTCCTGTCATAGCTCCACCAGCGGTCGGGACGTAAGGCTGTCCAGATCCTGAAAAGACTTCGTTTGCCGGAAATTCAATATCAGATTCGCCATTTACGCTCCTACTGCATCCACCGATAGTAATCTGTCTTTCTTTCCCCCATTGGTCAGTTACTATTCCGTCCTGACCATCAAACGGTGTACCATTGATTTTAATATCGTTTTTCAGCGAAGTTGCTTTGATTTGAGACACATCAATATCAACAGATTCACTGCCGTCTATAGTTGCTGTCCCTGTAGCATCGCCGGAAAGAGTTAGTTCAAACGGATTTGTTAATTTATCCGCTGTAGCAACGGAAAGCAGTTGTTTTAAAGTCCCGACAGAAATCTTTAGATCTTCTGTGCTTGTTTCTATGAGCAAGTAATCATTATCTGACAATGTTTTCGCTTCGTTCAACGCTTCAATGTATATCTGGTCCATACTATCACCTACTTACTAGAGCATTCGACAAATCGCTTACCAAAGAGTTTACTTTTTCAACAAGTTTGTCGTATTCTGTTTTTTTAACGTACAGCTGATCTGTCTTTTCCGAAGAATACACTGTGGATCCACTCAACTGTGTATCATCGATTCCGACCTTTCCGGCTATGATTTGGTTAGCCTTGTCGATAGCTTCATTCGCTGTCTTTGACGCTTCTCTTGCGTCTTCGATAGCCTGTTGGATATTCGCCAAGTCTTGCTCAAAATCTTCTCTTGTAGCCAACGTCTTAAATGTTCCGGCTGAAAAACAGATAAATACTTTTTGGTTTTCGGCCACTTCGTCTATAGTTACCGCAAATTCACCGGGGAGCATCTTACTTGCGTCAAAATCTGCAAGTAGTCCCCTACGCATCTGTATAGCCATATTTTCTCCTTTCTATCCAGGGATCCATCTTACAAGAGAAACACCAGATGGTTGTGTCGGTGTCCCTCCACCGCCAGCAGAACCGCCTTTTGTATACCGTAAAACGTAATCCCATCCTCTCGAATAATTATAATATCTGCACACCCATATCTCTGTTCCCGTCTGATCCCCGGCTTCTGGATGTCCTCTTGTAGATGATGCTTGCACCATCTGACCACCACCGATGTACATTGCAGTGTGATATTTAACATTTAGTAGTACATCCCCTCTTTGCATTCCAGCACCAGTGGCTCTGTTGCAGCTTGCCGTTACATCCGTGAATCCGCAAGCACGAAAAACATTGTACATATTTCCCGTATAAGTAGCTCCATTTGATTTTACTGGAACTCCGGCTTGTTGCCATGCAGATATTACGAGTGATGAGCAATCATAATCTGGATTCCCCCAACGGTTCGCTTGGCTGTATCCATGTCTGTTATCGTTTGCGATATTAATAGCCCATTGAACCGCACTTTCTGTTTTTGTCATATGCCTGTCTCCTTAAAATGTTGTGCCACTTGCAGTTCTTCCACTGACTAAATTGCCATTCACAAATTTTAAGTAACTTCCGTCACTAAACACGGCAGTTCCTGTTTTTGCTTTGTTTCCGTTAATCACCATCTCCTTTGCAGAAATGGCAATTTGATTTTTACTTAAAAGTTGTAATCTTTTTGAAACATTAAATTCGGAATAACCTTTTCCGATGTTTAGGTAATCCGTAGACGTAGCTCTCGCTTCTATACCATCTAATTCTCCAGAAATGTAACCTGTATATTTTCCTCCAGATGAGTAAAGATCAATTTTTGCATTATGCAAATCTATTTTTCTACCTATAGAATCTTCGGATACATAATGTCCTTTTGCATACACACCTTGATTATTCCATCTCCCTATTTCATTTCCGTCTGAATCTTGCATCGAAAGTACACCATTTTGGTTGTTATAGCCACCAAGTGTCAATGTTCCAGAATGTATCCAATCGCAGTTAATACCTACGGCAGAAAGTACATTAACTACTGCGTTTCCGTTAGAATCAAGTCCGGCATTCCACGTTTTTCCACCGTCTGTAGATACCGCAAAAGCATCCCCGACCATTTTCCAGATAATGTTCGAATCTTCCAGTTTTTCTTTGTTGTGGAGATAAAATACAATGGATTTATCATCCTGTATCTTTTCCGTCTTGAAAAATCCCATCCCTTGTGTCATTAATGCCGTAAGAGATTGAACAGCTTCATCGTATTTGCTGATTTTTTTGTCAGCCATTGCAGAGGCCTTTTGTATTGCTTTCGTTTCAGAAGTCACGTACTTACTGCTATTTCTGATTGCATTTTCGGCCGAACATTTCAGCGAAGTAAAACCGAGAAAGTTAAAAGTAATATCAGTCAAGATGGTTTTGTTTACTTTTCCGTTCCTGTCGATAACATAGGCAAGATCCATAAAGTCTGCAAGAGGATAAGAAAGATGTTCGCCGGAAAAATTCATAAATGATACGCCCGTAAGTTTTTCTCCGACCGTATTAACCAGTAAGCTCTTATCTTTGATTAGTGAATTCTCTATACTCAATATGTACCCCTCAGAACCATATGTGTACGTTTTTTCATTCTCTGTAGTTTGAATACCTGTTATAACTATAGGTTCTACTCCTGTTGTCAGCCCTGTCTTCCACTGAGTTAAGAAATGGAAATTATCAACTAACTTGAAGCTACCATCGTCTATGATGTCACCACTTGTATACACATTTGTAGCATCTGTCAGAATGTATCCGCTGGCTTCTTCCACATCCACGGAATGTACTCCAAGCACATTTCCATTTTTAAGCAAGAACAAATTATCTTTTTTTCCGATCAGCTGATATGCGTTTTTTTGTTTCCTTTCAACGGACCTGTACATAATTCCATAAGAATCATCTGTAAGAAGTTCCAACCCATCATCAAACCATCCACCGTCAACATTCGAACCGCTTGAATATTTTTCGGAACTCCAATCCAAGTCATCGTAGTAATACTCGCTAATGTCTTCTGAGAATGTACCGCCAGACATCTCCGCATAAGTTGAATACTTTTCTGATATCATGTCTGTTTCGAACTGACCACCGTCATAATTCTGTCTCGGATCGTCAAACCATCCACCGTCAATGTCCGCAATATTATCAAAAAGAGACATATCATACTGTGAAATCTGTAAATGGTTATCTGCATTCATCCACGCATTCCCGCCAGCAATCATTGCAATCCATCCGATCACCTGTCTGTGAGTGGTATTTGTAGGTTTTTCCTTTACCATGATGTTATCATCAGAAAACGAGGTAACATCCATCTGCACACCACACGTTCTGCAAGAATCTTTCAGAATATCCTTTAAGCTGAGTGGATACGTTAAATGTGTGGTATAATCTCTGTCAAGTTTGTATGCATCGTCATAAGCCGAAAAGCTTACGGTA